ATAGCGGCGGGAACGTCCAGTTCAACCGAACCGTTTGTTGCTCCGTTTAGTTTGATACTCATTCTGCGTCTCCAGGAAGTTCCTGTGCGGCGATCATTGCTTGATAATCAGCAATGACTTCATCAGTCCACAGTGCAGTAGCAACAGCTTGCATCTCAGCGCACTCGCCGGTCATGTCACTTCCAGGCACCTTGACATGCCTATGGTAAGTGCGACCCACCTCTTTGCCATCCTTTTCAACGATGTCAGCACGACGGCATTGAAGGATGCTGTAAGGTGGAATGATTTCAATTTTGTGTTCGTGTCGTTCGGTAAAAGCCATTAAGGGAATCCTCCAGATTCAATAGGTTTAGGCTTAGTTTTGAGCCGTTGCGGGCTTAAGTCGTAATTAAATACGTTTAATGGGGCTTGTTAAGTTGTAGTGTAGACCCCACTAATCATCAATCCAGCACTGCTGGATAGTTGAATAGTTCCATTGTTATTGGGAGATTCACCCCCCACGGTAATTGCTTGCAATGTTAAATATATATGATTGTTGTTTCCATCTATATACCCATGAGGTTGGTATGCTGCGCTGAGAGATGTGTTGAAAAAAGAAGACCAATAAGACAAAGATATTGGTGCGAATCCCTGAGGAGAAACGGTAAACGGTAGGGCGATGTAGAGCCCTGACCAGCTTCCAGTAAAAGATGAAATATTCCAACGTTCATAAAAATGGAAGAAAACTTTATTGCCAATTTTTACATATTTTGCATTATGTGCTGCTGAGGCAAGTGGATCAGTTGTATGAGTGGGAGCCGAAATTGTTCCAGCTTTTAGGGTTGCAGTCCAAGTCCCTTCCTCATAATCATCAAGTAGTTCACTTTCTACACCAGCAAGCTGAGAAGTAGCACTAAAGTCAATGCCGCTGCCGTTTGCAAGCACTAAGTTGCCATTTTCAATAGTGAAGTTACCGTTACTTTCTACGGTGGCACGGTTAGTACCACCAGTAACAAGTTGAATTTCATCCGTTCCAAATTGGAGACCTGTGTCGGCGTCTCCTCCCGTAATACCTGGATTTGCGGTGGTATTAGTACCGTCAATACGAATAGACATAATTAAACAATTACCCAAGTAGAACCAGATGGAACGGTGACAACAACGCCACTGTTAATAGTAATAGGACCAGCACTCATAGCGTTTTTGTTTGCAGTAATACTGTAACTGGTAGTAACAGTTTGATCATTTTCAAAGAAAATTTGATCATTACCACCACCCATTGCACCACCTGCAAAACCCCAACTCAAGTCACCGTTAAGGTCAGAGATAATGGCTTTACCAGTTACATCTGGAAGAGTTGTAGGAAGTGTAAGGGTATAAGTAGCATCAAGTGAAGTTGGACCATCAATGCGTACTTCATGTTGTGGAGTGTCAACAGCTTCTTGAAAACGAAGCTCACTACCAGGACCAATGGTTACGTGATCATTATGTTGAGTGTTGTTACCAATAGTTACGTTACCGTTGTTATCAACAGTAAAGTTAGCTCCAACAGTAAGGTCACCTTGACCAGTTGGGATGTCGATAGAGTTAGCGCTTAGCTCAGAATTGACATCAACAATTCCTGTACCGTTAGGTGCAAGTGTAATGTTGCCGTTACTGGTGCTAACAATGCTTTGACCGTTAACATCTAAATCACCGCCAAGTTGTGGTGCGGCAGAAGAAATCTTTTCAGTATCAAGCTCTTCAAGAGCAGCTTGAACATTAGTTGCTGCTAAATCTCCTGCAGGACTAAAACCAACGTTACTAGCAACACCAGTGGCAGCTACAGTCCAATCAGTACCGTCAAAAGCTTTTAAAGCATCTGAAGTGGTGTTATAGAAAAGATCACCTTCATCGTTATCTACTGTTGGATCAGTAGGGCCTACACGATACCGAGCGTTAAAATCGTTAATATCATCACTAAGTTGAAGAATGTCAGCTTCCTTAGCAATTAATTTGTGATACGTATAAGTGTGTTCAGTTGAAGTAGTTTGAACTTGAAGCCCTAAACCATCAGCAACTGTTTCACTCTGCATACTGGCAGGGAACCCAGTAATTGTGACAATATCTGAAGTAGTAGTTCTACCAGTAGTACTTTCACCAGAAGCATCAACAACAAGACCACCAGCGTTTGCAATACTTACAACCGTACCAGCATCGCCTTGAGGGTCAGGGTTTGTTGCAGGAAAACTTTGATCATCTTCAATAGCAACAAAACCACCAACAGAATCAACAATCGATGCAATACGACTATTAATAGCGTTTGCTGTTGGATATTCTGTAGTAGAACTCCAAGTAGGAGAATTAGTAAGAGTGTTACCGTCTAGCTGGTTTAGCTCTGCTGTGGAAGCTGTAATACCATCAAGAGTTTGGATCTCTGCGTTAGAAAGAGCAACAAGTGAACTAGCTTGATCTGAACCAATACCTGCAAGAGTTTGTAGTTCTGCATCAGCCAACTTTGCGTTGGTAACTTGAGCGTCTCCAATTTTTGCAGTGGTTACAGCGTTACTAGCAATCTTTGCCTCAGTAACTGCGCTATCTGCAAGTTCTGCAGTGTCAATTTCACCATCAGTAACAGCAATGGTAATTTGACCAGCAGCAGGAGTGTCGTCAGTAACAGTAATTGCGTTACCACCAACTACATCAGTAGTTAGGGCTGTGTCAATTTTTGTATCAATTTGACCGTCAATTGCTCCTGTAGTAGCAGCGTGAGCGTCGTCTGATAACCAAGCTTCGTTAGCACCAATAAAACCATCAAGAACACTTAGATCGCCAGTACCAGTAGTAAGAGCGTCATAAGTATCAGAAAACTCTTGCAGAGCAAATCTGTTTTGTTTATCTGAGTTGTTTAGGTCTTGTGCTGTAAGAGTTGAGCCAGCAGTAAAGCTAACTGTTGCGTCTTCAATAGATGTAGTACGTGACAAAAGAACAGTGGCGTTGGCTACTGCCGTGTTAAGGACAATAGCCGTGCCTGCTGCGTTAAAGGTGTAGTCAGTAGTGATTGTTTGCAGAGTACCGTTGACTCTGACTGAAATGTCATCTTGGCGAAGGTATTCAATGGCGTTACCATCGCTGTTTGTTAAAGCAAACGTTGTGCCTGAGGCACTTGTGTATGTAATTGATGCGTAAGCCATTTACTCTCCAGCCATGCGTTTTTGTTGGATAAGACGTTTCAAATCTTCAGGAGCTTTGTAGCGTTGATTAGCAACAGTACCTAAGAGAAACTGCTCCCTAGCGATACTAATGAGTCTATCAACTTCACCTTGAAGAATCACCCTACGTTGATTGTTATCGCGATCCCAATCAGCACCTTCTCCAACTTGAATACCAAACATACTTGTTTGTTTAAACGGAGAATCAACGCTGGGATATTGTTGATAAAGATCGCTGTTAATAAGATCTTTCAAATACCCATTAATTCCTTTATAGGCTTTGCGAGTAGGAACATCGTAGTACTCAAATTCTGAGTTAAGGAAATGATTAAAGCTGTTAAGAACTGAATCGTTAATAGTCACCCCATCTGAAGCATACAGAGTATTTCTTGGTGGGGAAATAAGGTTGTAAACCATTTCTTTGGCTACAACGTCGTCTTCAAGCTTGTCAGGGAACGCCCAATAACGACCTAACACAGCTTGTAGTGGGTACCACTTACCAGCGTGGTTAGCGTTAACAGTTTCACCTGACTTGCCGTACCACAGAGCCTTACGAGAAGCCTCACGGAACCCAGGCTCATCACGAATAACAGCTGCAAAAGCATCAGCCAAAGCTCCAACACCAGTGTACTCAGCAGCCATCCCAAACGTTCCAAGGGCTGTATCAGTCATACTGCCCAACAAGTTTGAAGAAGTTTCACTGAGTGTTTTACCAGTTTCATAGAACTGTTGACCTGAATAACGAGTTCCAGGGCTTGCAGGTTTACGAGGATCAATTCCTTGTGTAACCACTTTTCTAAGGTTGAGGTACGGATCACCAACTTTTGCTACAGACTCAGCAAGGATTTTTTGAATACGAGTTGCGTCACCTGTTGCTGCAGACTGTAGTGCTTTGTTAATTCGTTCAAAACCAGCAAGAGCAGGAACTTCAAGAATAGTAGTTGCAAGAGCAGCAACACTAAGAGCCATTACATCAGACGTATCTTTACCAGGGGCAAACTCTTGAAGATCTCGAATGTTTGTTTGAAACGCAAGAGTGTTGCCTAAAAGAGGTAGGTAACGGTAAGGGATCATCATATCCCCAACTTTCATGGTGTAAGGATCACGAGCCCCTGTAGTCTCTCGGTACGTGTTTTCAAGACCACCAGTAATGTCTTGGTTACCGTCTCGAACAAGGAACCAAGCCATAGCGTTGATACCAACTGAAAGTGCCAAAGCACCTTGAGCACGCACACGAACTTTTGGATCTTTGCTGAAATACTTACTTTCAAAATTAATAATGTTTTTGTTCCAATCAGCAGGAAGCCTATTAAGAATTTGTTCAGGAAGAGCTTTAGCACCAAGTCGAGCAGTATCTACAGCAGCTTGAGCAATTTCACCGCCGTAAGAAATCATTACAGCTCGTTTAATTCCGTTAATTGGAGAGACAAGGAACGGAAATACATCTCGCCCAAAAGCTGCTAACTGTGGGTTTTTACTTTTTCTAAGGCTATTTACAGCTTCTTCAACGTTTTTAAGAGGACCAGTAAGTTCTTCAGTAAGGTTGACAGCTCTCGTAAGTTCAAGAATCTGAGAATCAAGAACAGAGTAGCCTACAGTTTTTTGATCAAAACCAACCTTTACAGGTTGATACATATCTGAAGTTTCTTTGACCAAACGCTTTTTAATTTCATTTCCACGGTCTGCTGGGTCAATAACTTTTTGAGAAATTAACTCATCAACTTCTCTATTAACCAAAGCCCGTACACGAGCGTTAGCAAAAAGTGCTGTAGACAGCTCGTCAGCAGTAGCTGACAACTGACCAAACAAAGTAAGGTTTACGTTTTCACCGCTTGGATAATAACTCTTTTTACCAACACCAAGTTTACGAAGAGCAGTAGTAGATCCACCAAGAATGTATTTACCAATAGGACCACGTTTATCCCAAGCTTCGCCAGGCATAAAGTAATCGTGGAATACTTTAGTAAGAACACGAGCCTTATTAATTGTGTCAAACAATTGCTCGTTATCTTGACTACGCTCCATTACGTAGTTCATAAATGGGATCTTAACTTGCTTTGCAGCTAGATCTTGAGAAATTGCTTCTTCACGCCTTAAACCGCCACTACGACGTAGTTCGTAAGCGTTGTTAGCAGCTTGAGCTGGATCTGTAATTGCTTTACCGTAAACAAAACGGTTATACGTTGCATCAAGAGCTTCTCCAATAGAAAACCGAAGTTGAAGCAAAGTATCTTGAGACAGACGGGCTTCATCAAGACTTTCTTTAGCAAACTCAGTTTTACCAAGAAACTTAGCTAAACGACCAGTAATTTGACCACTTACAGATTGACCAGTCAACTCAAGAGCTGTTTCAGAAATACCTTGAATAGGAATAGAAGCAACAGTTGCTGGGTTACTAAGAGGAGAACCGATCTGGAGGCGAGCCAACACAGAGTCACTAGTAACAGCAAGGGCGTCTAGTTTTTCTAAATCACCGCCAGCTTCATAAACTTTTTCAACAAGGTTCTCAAAACCAGCAAGTTCGTCTTCTGTTAGTTCTTCACCTTTTTTAACTTTTTCAAAGAACTCACCAATACGTTGATCAAATTCAATTTTTGAATTTTGAGCTTGCTTACTAACAGCATCTGCAAACTCATCAGTTGAACCTAGTTGAGCTAGTTGTTGGTTAAGTTGGGTGTAAAGGATTTTAGGATCTCTAACATCAAACTCTAAACGTGCCTTTTTAGAGAACAACCGCAGCGCGTTACCAACACCGTTAAATAGTTCGTTTAGTGCTTTAGCGTTAAGACTAAACACCTTGAAATTACTTGCAAACTCTTCAAGAGCTGTAACTCGATCAAGACCTTCAATTTCTTCACCACGGATGATCTTTCTAAGATCCCGAGCAGAAGCAAGTGTTTGTGCAGCGTTGCTATCCAACGTTGACACAGGAACCATAATTTTGTTTAGGTTGTTTTGAATTTCCTTACCAAACTCTGCTGATTCAATAAACGCAGCTGCCATACGAAGTTCAGAGTTTCCTTCTGTTAAGAAGGTGCTGAGTTTTCTAATAGCAGTGGCGTATTGAGCAGGAAGAATAGGTTTACGCTCAATGGTGTCAAAAACTGCTTTAACAGCAGTGGCGTTTTCAAGATTGTTGGTGTATTTACGAGAGTTAGTGTTAAAAATTTGAACAGCTTTATTTGCAGCTTCTTCAGATCCAGTCTTTTTATAAACAGTATCCCAAAGATCAAATTTATTAGATTGACCTTGTGTAAACTCTTCAAGAGCTTCAAGAGTTTCTGCTGGGTTTTGTCCTAGTTGTAGTTCACGCTTAGCTTGAACAATTGCTTCTTCTGGAGTAATAGTTACAGAAGTACCAGGAGATACTTCTCCATCGACACGTCGAGACGTAAGAAGGTTAGTGTCAATGACAACTTCACCTTCGTCTGTTTTAGTGACAGGAACAACGTTTTGAATAGGAGCAGCAGCTTTAGGTTCTAGCTGAGCCTTTGGACTAATTTGACCTGACTCAAGATACAAATCAATTAGTTTCTGCTGTTGTTCTGCGTCAAGTTCGTTGAACGGAGTACGAGTAGCTTTTGCACCTGCAGTAAGTCCTTCACCTTCTTCCCAAATACGTTGAGCCTGTTGTGCAAGAGTTTCTGCAGCTTCGACGTTAGCCTCTACAGCCTCTGCAGTAGGCTCGCTAACAGCTCTAGGAGCTTCTGTACGGGCTGCAAGTTCTTCAAAGTTAGGAGGCAGCTCAGGGAACGTAGGAGCAGTACCACCGTTTTCAATGACTTTGTTATGAACGTCATCAATACGTTTAACAAAATCACGAACAAACTCAGGATTAATGTTGTTAGAAACAAGAGCTGCTTCACCTGCATTAAGAAGGTTTTTTAGCTCTGCATAAGCTTCACCAAAAGCTCCTGGCAATGTGTAATCTTTGTCAATTTCGTCTAAACGATTTTGTTGGAACAAAGCGCTGTTACGAGCTTCTAAATACCCAATACGTTCAGCGTTAATTTCTTCAATGCTGTTAACAAGAATACGAGCACTGTCGAGAGCGTTTCTAAAACCAATAGTGTTAGTAACAAACCCAAGAGAAGCTTGTTCAATTTCAGCAGCTTTATCAGCACGCAGCAACTCAAAGTTTTCAAGTTGTAGACGCTTAAGTTCTAGTGCTTGAA